ATAATATATCTCATGATCACTCCAAGTTAGGTTGAGGTTGATTACGAAGAGCCTTGCGATACTTCCAGCGTGCCCACATCAGTTGTGGAATGCCTAGGCGCCAAGCCCACATAGCGTCCATTACCACTGCGCCTATTAGAAATGCTACTATAAGTCCGATCATAAACCGCTCCTAGTTGTGTTAGTGTATGTGTAGTATAACATCGTTCTGTTCGTTTGTCAATACCTAGATTTCTACGCACACGTAGCAGCGGGGTCTGTGGCTAAAAAGCCACACCCCCTGGCACTCCTCAGGCTGTTTCCTTTTCGTAGATCACAGTCTGTCCAAAGGGTGCTTCTGCTTGTGTATTACCTTTGACAACGAATATGGTATCGCAATAGTCCTCATCACCCCAGTCCCCACATGGGTAGCCGTCTGTGAACATAATGAACTTCTTGGGCTCAATACCGTTCTCTTTCATAAACTCCCAATTGGCCATAAAGTCTGTGCCACCACCACCCATAGGCTCATAGTCCATCAAGTCATGACTGTTGTCATGCGTGATCTCTTTGTGATTGTAGATCTCTGTGTCAAAGCACCATAAGTTGATCTTGAAGTCTTCGTATTGATCTACGATACCTTTTACTTCTGATAAGAATACAGTTGCATCCTCTTGCCCAATTGAACCACTCATATCGATACCAATACCAATGTCGATAGTAGTTGCTTCTTTCATACCTGGAAGCACCGCACCTGAATGCATGGATTTGCGGTTGGGGCGTGTGAACGAATAGTCGTTGCGGATAATACTTTGTATCTCTTGATTCACTAGCTCACGCCACGAAATCTTAGGCTCAGTCATGTCCTTGATCATGCGTTGGATACCCGCTGGAGTCTTGCCTGCACCCGCCGCAGAAGCCGCCTGTATCATCGCTTCTTTGATCTCATCCTTGATGGCCTGTGCTTCTTCTTTGCTCATGCGTGGCTTGCCCTTGCCTTCTTTTTCGTCTTTGCCTGGGGCACCCCCGTCTTCGTTGATGTGCTCGTCAAGCAGATCACCTAGTTGCTTGAGCAGATCCTCCATAGGAATCTTCTCTGCTTTAGCGTATAGTTCATCGTAGATCTCTTCCCAAGCCATACCACGATACTTGTTGTCATAACAGATCTGCACCTCCGTGATCTTCTCACCAATGCGTTCATCTACCAAGATCTGATTCACAGCGAAGTCCTGTGCTATGTTGCTGAGCATACGATCACGCGAACCCACACGGCCAAAGTGATCAAACACACAATGTAGGATCTCATGGCCGAATAGGAACTCTAGTTTCTTAACGGAAAGTTTCTTAACGAACTCGGTATTGTAATAGAAGTTGCGACCATTTGTGGCCGCTGTCGGGCACCACTCGTCTGCTTCAATAAGTTTCATACGAGTTGCCATGTTGCCAAAGAAAGGTGCTTTGAGAAGGAGACCCACACGAGCTGTGGTTAGTTTCTCTATGATTGGATCTTGCATTGTTTCGCTCTCCTAATTTATATGTATATTATAGCACCATTCTGTCCAAATGTCAACCTAAAAAGGTGGGCGGACAAGCCCTGAGAAGCCCTCCGCCCCTGCTACAGGGAGGTCTTAATTCTCCATAGCACTTAAAACATACTTACCAAAACGCTTGTGGAATTCGTCAAATGACTTCATCTTTGTTGCGTCCAAGGGTAAATCGTAGTTTGTCAACGCAGTCTTTGCACCCATGACCACGAGCTCAGTTGGGAAATTGTCCATCATATAACGGAAGAACTGATCAGCCATATCATCCCACTTGGCAGTCTTCTTCTCTGCACGATCCTTCAACTCATAGCAAAGGCTAACTGTTAAGGAATACATCGCAGATACTTCTTTGATCTCTAAAGTCTTAACCTTGCCATCTAGGATCTCACCAGCCTTAGGCATACGCCCTGCGATCTTACGGTGAGCCATGAACTTAACGCTGAGTCCGTCACCAATGGCACCCGCGATCAAGTTGTGTAGGGTTTCGTTATCAATCTCATCATCGCTGAGCAGGTCTGATACGAAACTCCATGAACGCGGTGTTGCAAAGGATTTGCTGGCTGACTTAGGATCAAAGTCGTATAAGTCCTGTTTAGCAAAGCCACAATAACCTACCACATCAGGGTGGATCTTGTTTAAGGTAGCCCAGTCCTGCCAATCATCAAAGTCTACCTTGGCTTCCAAGTGAACGAAACGATTCGCCAATGGGCTAGGCATACGATAGGTAACACCACGATCACCTTCACGGTTACCCGCGGCCACTAGATCTACACCTTTGGGTAAAGTGTAGGTGCCGACCCTACGGTTAAGAATCAACTGGTAGGCAGCCGCTTGAACGGCTGGGGGTGCGGAATTCAATTCATCTAGGAAGATGATCGCGGTGCTGTCTGGGTCTGTGGGCAACTCTGCTGGGGGTGCCCATACCATCTTGCCTGCATCACTGTTGTAGTAGGGAATACCCTTGATGTCTGTGGGTTCCCATAGTGCTAGGCGAACGTCAATTACTTCACGGTTTGTGTCCTCACCGATCTGTTTGACAATGTCGGATTTACCAATACCTGGAGGACCCCAAAGGAACACAGGACGACGCTTCTTGATTGCATAGCGAATAGATTTTTTAGCGGATTTAGGGCCTACTTGCCTTACGCTGATGTCTGCTGATTTTGCCATTTAAGACCTCCTAGTTATGTTGCTGTTCTCAGTTTTAATAGTATAGCACCATTTGACTCATTTGTCAAGTGGTAGTTTTCACGAAATTCAACTGTGTTGTTTTATCGCCACGCAGGGCTTTGATACGGCCTTTAATACCCACAGAGCCTGTAAGGTCTTTGGTAAACCAAAAGTCCACGTAGGATTCGCCCATGCGTCCAGTGATGCGGTACTTGTTGTATTCTTTAGAATAGCGTGAGCTTACCACTTCTAACTCTCCCTGGATGCGATCCCCTACAGCGCCAGCCAGCTGGGTGGAGCCCATGATATCACGGGTAATCTCCTTACGCTGTTGATCACGTATCATGGTAGATGGCAAGCATGAGACCACAGCGAAATCCAAAAGATCACGGGTAGTGAACTGTTCTTTCTGTGCTATGCGTAGAGCTGTGCGTTCGAAGTCGTTGATACGGCCTGACAGCTCTTTGAGGATAAAGCCATTGAAGTAGTGACGGACCACACGGCCCTGCTCAATGTCTGCGTCAGTGATCTGGGCAAAGGCCCCATCACGTAACCACTGCTTGACCATGACTTTGTTGGGCTGTTTCTCTACAACGTCAAGATTATTCGGTCTTTTAAGCACAAAGTCCTTGAGGTAGCCACCGTTGATACGATCAGCGATAACTGCCAGGGCCCATACTTGATCTGCTGTAAACATTTTCGCTCCTAATTCCTTAGTATGTATCTATTATAGCACCAACTGTCCAATCTGTCAACCGGAGAGTGCCGGGGTGTGGCTTTTTCGCCACATCAGGGGACCCCGAGGGACGTGCTCATGCATGCTTAAGGGGTAGATGTTGAGGTCAAAAAGAAAGGGCATTTCTGCCCTTCCTCAAACGCATCCCCGGGAGCGAATCGGATCAGTGTTTGAAACTGTTCACCTTAGATAGTGTCTAAAGTGTAACCTGCTGCCTTAGCTTTGTAGCCAAGAGCAACGATCTCACGTGATGGTTTGCCCATTACGTATTCTGTTACCTTAACACCGTTACCAGCTTTGCGTGTGTTCGCATAAACAGCATAACCGCTTAGGCGAATACGTGAAGCTTCAGCTGCCAAGTTACCTACACCAAAACGCTTTTCAGCTTGTGATTGTGTAAGTGAAGCACCGTTGTAGAGTGCATTGAAAACCTTAAAAGTTTTCGATTTCTTAGAAATAAATTTCATTTGCCTTTTCCTTTAAGTTAAAGCTGATTTAATCAGCGTGTTATTATTATATGACATTTGCCTATAATAGTCAATGACATATCTTACCATTCTACTGCTTTTTGGTTACCTTCACATCTGAACGAATGAACACTCCGATGATCAGTACCGCCAACCAGGTCCAAAACGTGTAAGGTATAGCATACACCGCTCCAAACAAGGTATTCCATGCCCAAATTACTACCCAGGGCCCTAGAATTACTGCTACGATCATTAGTACCACGATCGCAAAAATTCCTAGATTCTTAAACATTTACATCCTCCGCGTCAGCTTCCTGCTCAGCTATTAGTCTGCTGAGTTCTAGATCCGCCAACTCTTTTTCAATTAACTTCTCCATCTTCTTAGCACCAGTGGCACTGCTGCCTTTCTTGTACATTCTGTGATAGTGATCTGCACAGTAGCTCTTGCCCGCGATGCTCTTTTGTCCGCAGAACGTGAACGGTGATTCCTTCTGCTCGGGTCCAATCCATTCACAGGTTCTGCTGGGTCCTAGTTCTAACATACTAGTGTCTCCTCATAACTGTAACTTCTGCCATCTGTTTCCATGACATAGGAAAGCTCTTGCGCAGGTCTGCTACCTTAAGTACTGTACGCAAGCTCAGCTCACGCATCTTAGCACGATTCTCAACAATGTAGTCTACAACTTCTGTTTCCTCACCGTTCTCAAAGTCGTAGGTTTCTAACATGCCGTCTTGAGTGATCTGCTTGATACGTAAGACCTTTTCACGATCTGTATCCATTTGCAAATCAATATAGTGACAGCGTGATTCCAGTGCTGCCAAGTGATCCTGCAACTTCTTAGAGCGTACATTCTCAAACTTGATGTTTGTGATAAAGATGGCACCCGCTTTGAATTCAAAGCTATCAGGCACCCCCTCTGCTCGCAACATGCGGCTATCAGTGTTCCAGCTGATGCGACGTTTCTTGCTAGAGTCCAAAGCTGCCTTGAGAATGTTCAAGCTAAGGTCATCTAACAGCACAGAGTCACAGTCATCGAACACCACAACGTTACCACGCTCTGAGAACTCGTAGAGCTTGCTGTACAAGCCAATGGCACTCATAGCACCCTTGACGATCTCATACTTGGGCTTCTTGCCCCCTAATGCATTAAAGATATCCTGCTTGCTGAGTACTTCTTCAACACCAAATGATTTGCCCACACCTGGGGGCCCTGTCACAATCATAGCACGTACAGTACCAGCCTTCACTGCCTGGGTCATGTCCTGTAGTACTTGAAAGCGTGAGCGCAGTCGTTCTACGATCTCTTCATCTGATTCGTGCGCTACTGAAGCATCGGATACCTTGATCTGATCCAGGCTCTTCACGCCTGGACGATCTACGCTAGCTGCCGGGGCACCCTCTGCGATCATGATATAGCTCTGTGTGTTGGAGCATTTGATGCGAATGCTACGATCAGGAATACCTGCATTGCTGGGCTGTACTGAGCCCCCTGCAACAGTAACATAGCCACCCTGGGCTCCTGTCTTGTAGCCTTCTACGAGCTCGAAACGGAACCCAGCCATAGATACGTCTTGTCCACGTATCTTATAGGTACCCTCTACGATTTCGATAATTGCTGGCATAAGTGTTCGCTCCTTAATTTATTTGTTCAAGTTCGTATTATACAGTCAAGCAGCCTGTTTGTCAACCACTATTTTATCTAAAGCCTCTTTCAAGGGCTGTAAGTTCACGCTGTTCAGGCTAGTATAGTACCATACCCCGTCTCGCATCACGTACAAGTACTCGCACCATGAACCCTTGTAGTAGTCCACCATTTCGTCCAAAGTGCCGAATGATTTCCACGTGGTCTCTTCACCGCGATCCCTGGTGTAGAACGTGCAGCGTGTGTCGGCATAGGTTTCAGGGTCTGTGCGCTCATCAAAGTCGTGCTGCTCGCCAATCTCAGCCCCCAAGCTGCTGATGTCACCCATGCTGATCAGCTTGTTAGTCTTTGTGCTATCGTAGAAGTTTTGTAGGATGTAGCCGTTGTGTTCTAGGTACCCGTCCCAATGACAGTACACTGACTTAGCACGTTCTCCGTGCATGATTGCAATTGCGCTACGTGTTGACATGTTATTCGCTCCTAATCTCTTAGTGTTCGTGTATTATAGCATCAAACTAGTGCTTTGTCAACCACTAGTTTGGATAACCCTTGAATCAGTATGGGTACTCGCTTTTTGGCTTCATCCAAGGACTCTTGGATCATGTCCTCAGCCACCCCGTCCGTTAACACTTCACGTGCATCTTCGTAGAGAAAGCCCCCTACGTAGTTCACCGCTAGCTCAACGTCCTCATGCATGACTCTGACCCTGAGCATAAACCAGTCCAACTCGCCCCGATCAATCTTGCGGCACATGTCATCTACGTCATAGTAGGGTAGGCCCGTGTCCGGATTGATGCTGGTGTCAAATGAGTCCTGGGGGTGCAGGTCTTCCCAGGTCTTGTCCACGATGACATTAAAGCCATCGCGATCATACTCTGCTAGTGTGTCGTAGTGTCTCATAGTCGCTCCTTAGGTTGTTTTGGGTGCGAACATCTCGCGACCCGCTTTCATGAACATAGTATACGCTACTCTGTCTGCTTTGTCAAGATCATCCCAACAGGCTTCCATGTCTTTGAGCCCTGCTAGTACATCTCCGTCTGTGTGTATATCAGCATACTCTTTGACCAGTGTGCATGCATCACCCAGTTCCATGTATAGTGGTGTACCCATTACGCTCCCCTTTTGTCTGTGTTAAGTGCTGGATTCAAACTACGGATTAATTCACGCTCACGAGCATGGGCTTCTGCTTTACCACGAACCATCTCATGCATACGTATGTCAATCTCGCTTTTGTCTTCTAGTGTGCGCAGATGCTGGCACAAGGCCCATGTCTTGCTTTCTGTGCGGGCACGATAGTAGTGCTTGGCAGCTCTAGCACGCAGACTCTTTAATACTGTGGTTTGTGTTTTGGCAGTAACGCCTATGTATGAGCCTATGGGTGTAACGATCTCATAGATGATATGATTACGATCTGTTCTAGTTTTACGGTTCATTTTCGCTCCTACTTTGCTCACTGTTTTAATAGTATAGCATCATCGAGCCAAAATGTCAACCCCTATTTGAGTGGCTTTTTTGCCACATTTGGATCGGGTGTCTTGGCACTCGTGTTCGTGATGCCAACCTCAGGGATGGGGGTGATCGATGAAACCCAATTAGGATCCCACATAGCTGCGTAGGGGTCCGGCTGCTGCTGCATCTTGAGATCCAAACACTGTCTCAGCTTCTGGGGGTCCTTGTGTCTACACTGCTGCTGTGTCTGGGGTCGCATCTGGGGTATATCTGAGTCTGCTGCTGTAGCTGTGTCTACCCAGTACATAGCTGCTGCTGTTACGATCTCTCTTATCATGGTCATCTCCACGTTATTGTTATGGTGGGCCCCCCGAGAGTCGAACTCGGCACCAACGGATTATGAGTCCGCTGCTCTAACCAACATGAGCTAGAGGCCCTTGTAGTGCTGTTAATCCGTTGTGGATCCCTCGTGATCATCCGGGATCAAGCCTGCAGCGCGATAGTCTTCTGTGACTGAATCCGCCATCTCATGCTGCTTGATCATCTTGTACAGGGGTTCCATACGCTGCTGTACAACATGTGGCGCTGCTGATTCCAGCTGTTGAAGATCATATTCACCGGGATAGTGTCTCAG